TGCATTGCAATATGCTCCCCGCCTTCCTCTTCACCGTCCTTAGCTTTTGGACGGCGACCCTCGGTCATGTCGTCTTCTTCGACTTCCTCATAAACCTTTTCGTCTTCGTTTCCTTCGTGGCCTGACTTTTTAGATTTATCTTTTTTTACTTTTGATCCTTTATAGACAGCATCATCGTTACCAGCAACATCGTCAGTCTTCTGGATGACATGCTTATCCTTGAATGCTTTTTCGCTAGCTGATTTTGGTTCTTCAACCTCAGCTATTATCTGTTTGAACGTCTTCATCGTTTTCTTGCTCCAGTTCCTGTTCTTCTGGTTCTTCTAAATCTTCTGAATCGTCAACATCTGTGTCGTCTTCTACTGCGATATCTTCGTCATCGGCTTGCATTTCAATATCTACATCATCAACATTTACATCTTCATCCGAGTCATCATCTGTCATTTCTAAGCCAAGACTATCATCAAAGACAACATTATGTTGATTAAAAACTTTGTTAGCTACCTCTGAATATTTATCAGAAAAAATATCTTTAAGTTTTGCTTGCATTGCATCATTAAAGGCACTCTTAAATTTGAGTGGTTGATCATTGAATGCGTAATTCATAATTCCTGTTTGCGTATCATCTTCTGCCATAATTTGCTCCTATAATATATTTATTGCTCATCGTCCTGAGGCATGTCTTCTTCACCACCTTCAGCTTCAATTTGCTTGTTAATTTCTTCAATATCTTCATCTGATTGATACAGAACATTTTTTCTAACCCATTCTTGTGAGTAGTATCTTCCAACATACTCATCCATATCTCTCATGGTCTGGATTCTTTCTCTGTAAATCTCTGCATCCTTCATTTCTGTGAAGTGATTATCTTTCTGGAAGTCATAATTGATTAGATTCTTAATCTCATCAAACTCTTCAATAGTCATAACATTTTTCAATACAAGTTGCTTTTCAAGTGCATAATTAAACAATTGTGTAGCAAACTTTGTTCTAAGTCTATCGATAAATCTTGAGAACTTTAATTCATCCCTACTAATCTCTGATGATCTTCCAAGAGAGAATCCTGTTTCTGGATCTAATCTTGAGATAGGAACATTTAATGACTTGTACAATTTTCTTTGGAAATATTCTACATCTTCCATCTCACCAAGATTTTGTCCACCAGGAAGAGTTGTAATCTCTGTACTTCTACCACCTTCTCTACGAGGAAGCCAGAAATCCTCTAACATGGTCATGTGCTTACGATCATCTCTAATCTGACCTGTATTTGCATCATACACAAGTCTATTCTTGTGCTTAACCATCATATCTCTAAGATATTGTTCTGCTTTCATTTTTGGAAGATTACCTACATCAATATAGAACACTCTACGTTCTGGTGCTCTAGAAATTCTGTAGATTACAGATGCGTCTTCTAATGTTCTTAGTTGATTGAGAGGTTTAATTGCTTTGTGAAGATATCCAAGTACCATTTGATTGTTCTGATCCATAAGACCAGATACACAATGTACAATACTATCTTTTGCAATCTTCAGACCTTTTTGACCTGGAGCAGATGTTCCAGATGTGCCTGAATACGTTCCTTTAGCTAAGAAGCCTTTTTCATTATAAATGTAGTATTCATTTTTGATAGTTGATACAGCAATTGTTTTATCCTTACCAACTCTTTTCTTCTTAACTTCTTTAATCTTTTTAATCTTGCGAGGATCAACATATCTAAGCTCTTTGATACCAGCACGTACATTATTCTCATCTATGATAACATGATAGTAAAGTCTACCATCAATATACCAACGACGGAATATATCATAACCTCTTTGAGAAAATTCTAGAAGCGAAAGAACCTCTTTGAACTCTTCGCGGATTCTTTCTTTGAGATTGTCAGACATTTCTTCAAGTTTATCAAGTTCAATGTTGACAATATCATCTTCATCACCTACAATAGCTTCGTTAACAATATCTCCAACAGCTTCTTCAACTTCTGGTTGAAGTGCCATCTCTCTATATTTTGTAACTAGCTCAGCTTCTGTTCTTGCAGTACCTTCTAAATCAACGTAGGTACCAAACATACCACCTTCAGCAACGACGGTAGCACCCTCATCATTCGCTGGTGGAACGAATGATGCTGGTGCATCGTCTTTTTGATCTGCGAGTCTTTTGATTTCAAACCCAAACAGTCTAGCCATAATATTCGCCTTTCAAATAATTAACTTTACGCTCCACCCGCGTTGCCTGTAGTACCTCCAATTACTTCCCATGAATCATAGGCAAACGTGACGGTGAATTCTTCAATTGCATCAACAGCTTCCCATCCTACATCAATTGGTGATACTTCAATTGGGAAGATACCATTAAATTGATATGTTCTTAGGCCAATACCAGTCTTGGAGAACTGTTGTACTGTCGCTGTTGATTTGTACAGTGCTGGTGACGCTGCACCAAACTGTCTTAGGTTGTTTTCAAAGCCATTGATTTGATTTGACCACTCTTCCATCGCGTTGCGGATGAGAAAGTCTTCATCGTTGATGACTGTGACTGTCCATTCTGCAAAAGTTCTGTCTCCTGCAATTCTCACTTTTCTACCAAAGTATGGTACTTCGATAACTCCAAGTGTTGCTGCAGGAATCTGAGCAGCTTTTACCATGAACGGAACTTTAAGATCTCCTGTTCCATTAGCAGGGTTTGTAATCTGTACTTGGAATAGAGAGTTACGAGCCCCACCAAAGATCAGCTGAGATTTGATCTCATTAATATTGAAAGCCATTCTTTACCTCCTTAAACCGATCCGACGACTTCGCTAAACTCTACACCAGTGCGTACAGCTACAAAGTTCAACTGAATGAAGTTGATTGATCTAGCAGGCTTGATGAAAATGTCTCCAACAAACTCGTTACGGTCTATAACTGATCCAGTGTTATTTGTTTCGTCACAAACAACCTTGAAGTCGTATATACCTCTTCTTCCTTGAATATCTCTCAAGAAAGGCTCAACCAAATTCTTGAACTGTGCTCTTGTAAACTCATCGTTGAATTCAAACAACAAGCTCTGCGCAGCTCTTTCAATTGCTTTTTCAAGTGTGATGAACAATCTACGAACATTGATTCTATCAAACGCACTTGGTCTACCAAGCAGTGTCTTATCACCAAACAATATTACACCAGAACCTGGGAAGGTGACAACTGGGTTAATATCATTTTGATAGAGAAGATCTCTGTCTGCTTTGTCTGGATTCCATGCTAGTTTAATAACATTCTTGATTGATCCTCTCTGCAAACCAGCTGGCGAGAAGAAGAAGTCTCTATCAAGATCTGTTCTAGCAATTGTACCACCAATGTCACCATTGAGTGGAACCCATCTGTATACATCACTGAACTTATCGTACTGATATTTGTATCCAGAATCCAAGATTGCATATGATGAACTTGTTAGACTGTTTCTAAAGTCTACAATGTTTTGTGTTCTATCAATTGTTGCTGTGCTTACTACATCTGCATATTCTGGAGACACGCAAGCTACACAATCTTTTCTTACTGATGTGATATTATCAATGATGTAGTTAGCAACTTGAGTACCATTGGTACCACCCATTGTCTTACCAGTCATCATAATTGAAATATCAATTTCTTCTTTATTCTTGTACTTGTCAAGAGCAAGTTGAATACCACCAAGGATATCTGAACTTGATTCTGCAGCACCATCGGAACCTGCTACGAACGAGAAGTTCTCAGCATTTTCTACTGTAACATTAGAATCTGTTGCAGCAGCTGTTGTTGATTTGCCTGATAGAGCAGATGATTCTTGACCATAATAGACCCAATTAGACCTATCTCTTAGTACTGTTTTGTAATAGTTGTCGTTACCAACATCTGTCTTTGCATCTGTTGTTCTTGATAAGTTTTCAAATACTTCAAGAACTTGACCTGCAACACCTGTAATTGTGCCATCTTCATCTTCAACAACAATGTGAAGTGAATCGTTCAATGATGTGTTAGCATTTCTTTCTGCAAAGAATTGTGATCTTGATGGTGCACCAGAAACAACATTGTAGTATTCCCAAAATCTTTCAATGTTACTTTGATTGGAGTCTGCACCTAATGTATTCTTTGATTCAAATTCAATGTTAGCAGTTGCAATATCATTAGTAGCATTTGATGTAATTGATGCACTACCTACTGATTTAATCTGTAGATATTGTGTACCAATTGAGCTGTTACCAATTTTAATAAACTCACCAACTTGAAGGTCTGATCTAATATCTTCAATACCAGCATTAGCTTGTTCAAAACCAAGAGTAGCACTTGTCACAACTGTTACAACAAGTGTGTTGGCTCCGTTAGAAATGTTTGCTGTGATTGAGTTTGCTGTGATTGATGCTTGAGTATTCAGTGTTGACAGTGTTATGTTCTTACTGTATTGGTTAGATGAAGAACATACACTAATCTTTAGTGAGTTACCCAAAGCTCCAGGATACTTTGCAATGAATTCTGTGTTAGATGCAGCACCTGTTGCGGCAACATCGTATGCATCTGCATTTTTAATCTGGGTTGTGTTATCCCCATAATCATTCGTAATAGCGTTATAAGCAGCGTTAGAAACACCTCTTGTTACATATAGTGCATTACCATATGATAAAAAGTTTGAAGCTGTAAAGAAACCTTCAAAGTAGTTATTTGATGGTTTACTGAACCTGTCAATAAGTTCTGTTTGACTAGAAACAAGAACAGGATCTTCTACAGGACCCCACTGAAAACCAGCAGCAATAGCACCTGTGGTAGTAGCTACAGCTGGAACCGTAGTGGTAAGATCTATTTCGCTGACATTGACGCCTGGACTTACTTGAAATGGCATCTCATATCTCCTTCTAGATTATCTACAATGCTCTGTAAATATATTTATATATTTCAAAAATCGGACATACTATTGGTCGGATCCACCAGGAATCCTCTTTCGTCTTCCAACAAATTATCTCTACCATCATCTATAAGTCCAAAAGGTAGCAGACTATCTTCAATTGATCTAATATTGTCTTCGTATAACACGTTCCTTATATTTATATTAGTCACTTCTTTGAAATAATCCTGGTTGATTAACCAACCAAACATTACACAACACATTACGAGATCATCATGGTGGCCTTCATCGGCCTCATATGATGTACCTTTTGCCACAAAATTAACCAACTCATTAATTATATCAAAGTCGGTAATTATCAGTTTATCTGATTCTACTATAGTTTTCAACGAAGAACAACCTATTCTTTTTGTAGATTTTGTTGTTCTAATTCCAAAATGTTGAGTTTTTCCTCCAAAACCAGATGATAATGTCTGGCCGCCTCTACCAGAATTGTTAACTGTCAACATGCCTTCATACTCAAGATCCCAATGAATAATGTCAGCAATCTGTTGACCTATATCGTTTGTTTCAACTAACAGTATAGCATCATTATACTTTGTAGCTATTCTAACGATAATTTCTGGATACATTAACGGATCAATAGTGTTACTTCTATACACACAGACAGCTTTGTATGGAACCTGCGATACGTCAAACACTATGAAAGCTGAATAATCTAACCCTTTTCCTCTTGACGTGTCAACAGTTATCACATAACTTTTTTCTTCTTCTGGCATATCATATATTTTCAAGCCATTTGAAGATTCAATAGGCTCTTTGTATGCCAATGCTCTTAGTTTGTTAGGATCTATTAGTGTGTTTGCAGATCCAATAAACTCGCACTCAAATTCAACCTTGAATTGTTCTTCAGATGTGTTTTTGATTGTTTCTTCTTTCCAGACTTCATCTCTGCCTGGAACATCTGACCAATGGACATCTATTCTTTTGTATGTATTTCTGCCTTCTTCACTATCAACCCATATCTTATAGAACATATTCATCCCATTGGGAGTTGAAGTAATCAACACCTTTGATGTTTGTCCAGAAGATATTGTAGGATAGACTGAAGCAAAAAACTCAGCTTGCATGTTGCCAGGAACAAAAGCAAACTCATCGAGATAAATCAGATTGAACGATCCACCACGAATAGCCGATGAACTGGTGGCAGAAGCCAAGATTTTTGAGCCATTCTCTAGTTCTATATTCCCTTTGTTCCATTCTAG